TTTACAACCCACGATGAATTCAGCTGCGTAACCATTTTGATTTCCCCAGTCTTTTGAACCAGAAACGATGTTGAAATCTTCGCCTCGGATTTGTTGGACTGCTTGTTGACCAAGAAGTACACCTGTTGAAATAGGTACAGATCCACCAGATCCACCAGTCGAAATAGGTAAACGTCTGTCAGTCATAACAATGATGTTATTCCAAACAAGTTTAGCTCTTTTGAAAAGAGGGTTGTCAGAACTTCTAGGTTGAGCATCTTTCCAGAAAGGCTCAATATCTTTACGAATATCAGCATACTCATCTGGATGGCACATGTATATGTAATACTCTTCACCATCGTACATATATGGACGAATAGGCTCAAAAGCTCTTGATTTACCTGTTTGTGCTACTGTGAATAGATTGGTCAAACTATCTACGCCATTCAAGTCTCCTGCAACAAGAGCTGCTTCACTAGCCGCACCGTTTGAGAAATAAAGGTTAGGGTTTGAACTTTCGTCCAGGACAGCCTTGAAGTGCAGAGCGTCATACATTTGAGTCAACCACTCTTTGATGTATGTTTCTTGCGCGTCATTGATAGAGAAG